CCACCCTTTCAGGGTCGAGTCTGTTTCGGTTGCTTCCCATGGATGAGTCTACCAAAGAGGGTCGGCCATGGGACCGAGAATGGGCGCACCAATGGTAAAGAATTGAATGCGCCCAAACTCGAACCGACTAAGCGCATGCTTAGTGATCCGTTGTCAAGTTTTGGGTCAACCATAATCGGGGATTACGCCTAAAGGCGTCGCCGAAAATGGTTGGGTAATGCGCGCAATTCGTTGTCATCCTCTGAAACCCCAGCTGCGTGGACTTACGGGGAACCTTGTTAGACATAACGATCCGTTCCGAATTACGCGCGTCGGACCTGTTTGGCTGACCATTGAATTGGTAGTTTCGACTTATGCGGTATGCCATGTTTTCTCAGCAGGGAAGGCAATTTCCGACTTACCAATTCGGTGGCCAAATGGGTTTCCGACCAATGTGTCTGTGAATGCCGCGCACGTTTCACAACGTTCGGGGAATTCGAATTTCGCTCGCTATTGAATTCTCAAGGTTCGACATCGGCCCGATTTGAAGCTTCGGGGTCCATTCACTTGTGATCAGACGGCGTCACCACCAGCTGACATGGACCAATGTACAGCGATCGCGACTGGGCACCAAAATTCCACTCGCATTTCCAGCCACGCCCAAAAAAATTGGCCAGCCGACTGGGGGATCGGCTGACCAATTCGCTGCGCCTAGAGCAGTGCCTGAATGCTGGCAACCTGCGAAAGCGAATTGTGCCAGGTGCGGACCTGATCGCCTTCGCGCCGGAAGTTTTCGGTGGCCAGGTGCTCACCCTTGAAGTAGACCCTGAGCTTTGCCTCCATCACGAAATGGTAGTCGACGGAGTATTTCAGCTGCGCCACGACCAATTCGCGGACAGCGGTGATCTGCTCGATGAACTCGAAGAATGAGTCGAACGTGTCCCAGGTGCGGCTGGGCATTTCGTACTCGTCCAGGTACGAATTGTACGAAACGACGATCTTTGCGTCGAACATGGTTCTCACCTTTCGTTTGGGCGCGGCCACGCCCTTTGGTTGGGTTACTTTGCGCGAGCGACGAACTTGAACGACTTCTCACCCTGGCGACGAATCATCGGCGCGCCATTCTTCGCTTGCTTGAATTCGTAGCTGTTGAACAGCGCGGTGAATTCAGCCTCGTATTCGGCGACGGCCAGGTCATGGAATTCGAACCACTCGATTTCCTCCGCGACCTCGGGCGAGTACTGCGGCATGGCAGGAATGGTGACCACGTTCTGAGTCGGGGTCGAAATGAAACCCAGGATCGAGAGAACCAGGCTCAGAAGAATCGCGACCATTTCACTGCCCTCCGCATTAGCGCTTGCTTTCGTTTACGGGGCAAAGCCTAGTGTGGTCCGTGATGTTGTCCAAAAATCCACTCGCGTTTCCTCTTTTCGGCACTGCAGTCTACGTTTCACTTTTTAAGCCTGTCAACCAAAAACCCTATGCCGGTTACCACGAATGAAAACAAAATTGCCAGGTTGGTGAAATGCGCAAGTATCCAACTCAATTACAAAACCCCCCAAGGCCTGGTCAACCAACTAGGAGTAGCTTACAATTAAAGCAAAGCAGCGAAAAGGTCGGCACGGCCGACGATTTTATACAGGGAGGGAATTGGCCGTCAACCAAAGTTATGTCGGGTCATACACAAACCCAATTGTTGAAGCACGTTTGGCGTTGGCGCTTAGTTCGAGCGCACTTGGTAAAAGACTTGGCTTGAGTAAGCAATACCTTTCGCGAGCCGAGCAGGGCACCTATAGCAGTTTGAACCCGGCACTTTTGCGTTGGGTGGCGAATGCAATGGGATGGACACCCCAGAGTACTTTGCAGCGCTACGTTGAATTTCAAAAGCTCAAGCGCCAAATGACGGTCGAGGAAATTAGACCGCACAAGTTGATTCGCCAGAACGACGCGACGCCCGGCAACAAGCTTTTTGAAAACTGGCGCAGTGGCTACTGGCCGAGCCCGATGGCATTTGCGAATGACTTCTGCGTGCACCCCGACCTCGTTTCAAAGTATGAGGACGGAATTCAGAAGACCATGCCGAAACAAATTCGCGAGATACTCGAAAAGTACGACCTGATAGATTCAAATTGGTCTGACAGTTTTGTCTGAAATACCAAATTGGCCCCGGAGGGCGAGGCTCTGTACGCCTCCCTGAGCGACGTTCAGACGAAGCCCCTCCATAAGTACCTGGGAGGGGGTCAACCGGCTGAGACGGCCGCGCAGGTACCTTCCCGAGGCTGCTAGGGGCTGAACAGGGGCTCGCTGGCCCCCAGACCCACCTAGATGAAAACGGTGTTCAAATGGACCGGGTGGACGAATTCGAGGCCAAGCTCGAAGCGCTTTTGAAAGAGTACGGCTTCAATTTGAGCGCTGGTGACATGGGTGCTGAAATTGATTTGCAGGATAACTCAAAAACTTTGGGTTATTGGGAAGGTTCAATTCCGGGAAGGTTCGTCAAATGGTGAAGTACGTTCGCAAGTTTTGGAAGTCCGTCAAGAGAAATCCTGTCATCAATGCGTTCGTAATCGCGTGCGCGACGCAAATTGCGCACGACTACCTGGCAAACCAAATTGACTGGACCAACGTTGTTGGCTACCTGGCCATGGTTTTGATTGGTGTAGCGACGCGGGAATTCACCGTGCCACTTTCAACGCACCACGATTTGCAGGCCAAGGTTTCGCAGGCAATTGTTGAGGGGCTGGGGCAGAGTGACCGAAACGCTCACTAATACAGAACTGGATCTCATTTTCTACATTGAGCGTTTTGCTGCTTCAACGGGCGGTGCGCCCACCGACGCTCAAATTAAGCAGCGGTTCAATAACGTCACCGACGAATTCCTGACCGGCTTCAAGCAAAACCCACTGGTACTCAAAAGCTTCAAGGCGCGTGGCATTGTTTACCCTGCCATGCAAGACAAACTGACCGACGAGCAAATGCATGCCATTGCAACCATGCTCGACCCTTACGATCGCAGGAGCGACGAAAAGAAACTGCGTGACATTGGTATTAGTACCCGCCAATGGGCGACGTGGCTTTTGGATGACGAATTTGCGGCGTACCTGACGGACCGTTCCGAACGCCTTTTGGCCAGCACCACTTTTGAAGCTCACAAGGGAATTATCAAGGGCGCTCGAAATGGCAACATAGCCGCCGCAAAACTGCACCACGAAATTACCGGCCGCTACCGGCCAAATGAAGACCAGCAAATCGACGTGCGCGCATTGCTGCACACTTTTATCGAGGTCATTCAGCGCTACGTGAAAGACCCCATTACGATGCATGCCATTGCGATGGACCTTTCAAATATTGCCAGCGCCGAAAGTCTCGCAACCGGTTTGAGCAACCAAATGATGGCTGGTGCTCAAAGTATGCGACAACGCACAATTGCTGGTTCGGTACAGTCGAACAATTTGATTCCAATTCCTAGTTCCATCGGCGAGGCCGACGATGACTGAATTGAACCCCACGCGATTTGGCGCACCTGGCAAACCGAACGAATTTGGCCAGATCGCAAGTAATCAGCACGACGATTCTGCTGGGCCTGTCAAAAGTCCACTCGAAAGTAACCTGGATCATTCGCAGGACGACACCGATATTTCACCCCGAGCGCACCACCACACTTTGGGGACTTCGCGAAACCAGGCGTCGCCAGGCAATCACATTCACGACGGCATTAGTTCGCCAAAGCTGGGTGCGAAGCAAATGAACCCGGCCGGAAACGCAGTTGTCAACCAATATTCGATTAGCGGCTCACGTGGTGGCAATGCCGCTGTGGCGTCTATAATTGCCCTGTTGAAGAATTTCGTCGACTTTGACGACAACACGACAGCTTAAGGAGTTTGAAATGCCTCCGTACGTGACGAACTTCCTGCTCGGCTGCATTCTGTTCGTTCTCCTCCTGATTCTCTGCCTCGGCACCGGAATAGCGAAGTAGGTAAACATGCTTCATGGAATTGATGTCGCCAGTTACCAGGGCGCACACCCCGATTTTACCGGTTGCCAGGTAGTGGCAATTAAGGTGACGCAGGGAAACACCTACGTAAACCCGTATTGGCAGAGTCAGCTGGCCGCCGCGCGTGAAAAGGGCTGCCGAATTGTTTTCTACCACTACCCGAGCATTTCGGCGAATGTGCAGACTCAGTTCAGCCATTTCGTGAACACCATCGGTACAAAGCTCCAGCCGCGTGATGCACTTTGCCTGGACTGGGAATGGTACGACCAGCACGGCATTTCGGAGCAGATGGCTCGAGATTTCAAGGACAAGTGGGTCGTCATTTCACGGACGGCCAAAAAGAACAAGTGCATCATTTACTGCGACGTGAACAATTGGAAGAACGTCGATACCAATTCAAATGCTGGTGACGGTCTGTGGATTGCCGATTACGTCACCGCCGGAAAGCCGCGCATCAAGCATCCCTGGATTGGTCACCAGTACACTTCCAAGCCGGTCGATAAGGACGTTTGGAATTTCCCCGACGTTCAGCACTGGGATGTTTGGGCTATGGCCAATTTCCCGAAGCCTCCGGCCTTCAAGGAAATCAGAATTGCCAAGGGCGATACTTTCACTTCTCTGGCAAAGAAGTACGGTATCAGTATTGAAAAGCTGGTGGACGACAATCCTCAGCTTCTGAAGGTTGGCGAACCGCTGCGCATTCCCAACAAGTAACGGGGTGAAATGGGAACCTACACGCCAAACCTGAAGTTCTACAAACCGGACCCCAGTGAATTTGTCGATGTCGATACGCAGCTGAATGCGAATTGGAATCTCGCCGACACGGCCGTCAAGCAATTGATGGAGTACCAATTCGCCACCGACGCGGTAATTGACCCTGGTGTCACCGTGAACCGGCCACGGTTTTTCAAATGGTCCTCAAACGCCGCCGTGCACTACGACGGAATCAGCTCGCGCACTTTCAAACAGGACACACTCGCATACGTTACACCGTGGCAGCCCCTCGGAAGTTGGGTGTCTGAAGGTTTCGCCGATGACGTCGATTTTCCCATGGGGTACCGGCTCATCAAAAAGCCTGGCGGCACGACATCCGAAGTTGAATTGTGCGGTGCCGTGCAATACATCAATCAGGCACCCATCGACATCAATTTCAATTTGACGTTCCTCCAGGCCACCGATCCGACGTTGCCCATCAAACCGGCCGTACACAAGTATTTCGATGTGTGGGGCGGCAACACATCGAGCAATTACAGCATCGCCCGGCTTTTCATTTCCGCCACCGACGGCCACATGGAACTGAAGCATTATGGTAACCAGCCATCAGCCGGGTCGTCCGGTGAAAACCGAATTGAGCTGACCGGCATTCGGTATAATATTGAGGTGACCGGGTGACAGATTACCTGAACATCCAGAAAATTGTGCCACTCCCCCCGCTCGACCCCAATGTGAATGTCGCAACCCAGCTTAATTCAAACTGGGACCTGCTCGACACCAAATTGGCGCCGTACCAAAATGGCACCACGGTCACACCGACGGAAACAGGCCAGGAATATATTAACAGTTCGGGCCGCTACGCAGTTTGGGATGGTGCTGCGGAACGGGTGCCCGACGACATTGATTCCGCCTGGTCCGCCTGGACTAATTTGCCTCTGTTCTCGTCGCGTGCAATTCGCACCGGATTTCAGCCCAAGTGGCGAAATAATTCCCTGCTGCGCATGGTGCAATTGACCGGTGGGTTTCAGGCCGATTCATCCGCATCGGCCTTCACACCGGCCAACATCTATTTTGTCACCGACGACAACGCAGCCGGTGGAATTCCCCAGTCGATGAAACCAATTGGCAGCAAGCATATTTGCCCGTGCGCGGTCGCTTTGACGGCTGGAAGTGTTGTCGTCGCCTCGGGGTATATGACGATTGACGCTCCCGGCGGCGCAGCGAATTGCCGACTACGCGTACAGTATTTGGGTGGTCCGGGTGGAGGAAACTTCGTCATGCTCGACCAAATTTGGTGGTGGTACTAAATGGCGGACCTCTACGCCAATTTTGCAGCACTGGCCGCAGCGACGGTTAAAGGTGTCGATTGGCGACTTGACATTCGAAAGCAGCGGTCATCGGCCATTTCAATTGCCATTCACGGCGGCGGCATTGAAATTGGTACCACCGAATTGGCTTCCGGTGTCGCCGCATTCTGTAGGCACAACTTCTACAGCTTCGAGGCGCTGCGCCCCAGTAACAATGGTGAACTGCACATTACGTCAACCAATTTTGATGAACCCACCGCTCTTGATATGGTGGGCAATTCGAATTACTGCTTCAGTTTTCACGGCATGGCTGACATTACCCCCGGCGTGCCTCAAACCTATGTCGGTGGTTTGGACACGGTAAATCGTGATGCCGTCATTGCAGCTTTGACGGCGGCTGGTTTCAATGCCTCCACGGGAACATCCGAATTGGATGGCTCCGATCCGACCAATATTACCAACAAAAACCGACGCCTGGCCGGTGTGCAGCTTGAACTTTCCACCCAGCAGCGAACCAATTTCTTCACTCCGGACTGGACGCGATCCAGCCGTGAAACCGGAACCCGCACCGAAGAGTTTTATCGCTACGTCAGAGCAATTGCCAGCGTTGCGAACAATTTGGGTGGCGGGGCGAGCCAGACGCCGCAATACCGATTGAATATCGCCGACCAGACGGATTACATGTCCGACATCGAAACCTGGATCAACTACAATTACGAGAAGCTTCGTAAGGCGACAGCCCCAAATTCAGGTACCACACTCCCCCAGTCCGGCGACTATGATTTGGGCGATCGGTTCTACAAAACCGATACAAAGTCCATTTACATTTTGGTCTGCAAGGATGCGAACTGGGGTTGGTTCTGGCGGCCCATTCACGACGCCATTTCACCCTGGATCACTCCCCCGAATAGTTGCATGGCTATTTCAGGGTGGACCCTCACAGCTGTTGCCGGAAAGCCATTTGCAATTGCCCTCGACAACAGGGGTAAATGCTACTGGCGCGGCACCGTCGGCCCCTCAACGGGTGCAATTACACGCAACACGTCGTACAACCTTTTCGATCCCCTGCCCGACGGAATTCGCCCACGCCTCAAAGGCGCCTACATGCTCGGGCACGAAACGCTTTCAGTCGGCACCGATGGTACCAATTTGAACGCGTACCAGGGCGCACGAATTTACATTTCAGACACCCCCACTGCAAATCCCACAGTCAGGGCATTCGGTGGGACCGCCGACCCCACAATAATTCATTTGGGTGGCGTTCAATACGCAGTCGGCACAACCGTATACGGAACATCAGTGTGAGAAAAGTTTGAACTCGCCGATTGACGCGGGGAAAAGGCCATTACCCTGGAACCCAAAGGGGGCGGACCGGAGCGACGCAGGAGTGGAGGCCGCCTCCTTTGAAAGGGGCCGGGGTTGGCCTTTTCGGGGGACCCGCGTCAAATCGAAGCGAGTTTAAAGTTTTCGAACGGAGGTTACATGGAAGAAGAACTTTGCGATTGCTCAAGTGATTTAGTTTACAAATTCAAAGAGGACTGGGTTCGTAAAGTTGAGTCTCGCGCAAAAATGAGATGGCTTTGCGTTAGATGTAAGAAGCCGCTCGTTTCTTATAAAAAGGGGTAAATGCCGAAGCGTACAGTTCCGAAAATTGCCAGTCTCCAGGATGCATTTCGAGACCTCGGGGAAAACCTTGCAAGAGTTGCTGAGTTCCCAGACATCAATTCATATGTGCCGCACTCTAAGCAGCGAAAATTTCACAACAGTAATAAAAGGATCCGCCTATACATTGGCGGAAATCGGTCTGGAAAAACTACAGGAGGAATTGTCGAGGATATCTGGTGGCTCACACGAACTCACCCTTACCAGCAAATTCCGAATCGCCCAATCGCTGGACGAATCATTTCGGTTGACTTTCTCAATGGAATTGAGAAAATCATCAAACCACAGCTCCAGCAATGGCTACCACCGTCTCAATTGCGAGGAGGTAGCTGGTTCAGTGCTTATGACGCTTCTACGCGAACACTCAATTTGGAAAACGGATCCTTCGTTGAACTCATGTCCTACGACCAGGACTTGGATAAATTCGCAGGAACCAGTCGTGATTTCGTTCACTTTGACGAAGAGCCGCCGGAAACCATCTACACTGAAAACATGGCCCGACTCATTGACCGAAAAGGACACGCCTGGATCACAATGACGCCCGTCGAGGGCATGACTTGGATTTACGACACCGTTTACGAAAAGGGAATTCTCGGCGATCCCGGCATTGAAATTGTCGAGGTCGATATGACCGAGAATCCTCACCTCGACAGGGACGAAGTTGAAATCTTCCTCGGTTCTCTTTCTGAAGATGAACGTAACGCGCGCGGCTCCGGTAAATTCGTCCAGATGGGCGGCCTCGTCTATAAAAGCTTCAACCCCAAAATCCACGTCATCGATCCCGTCGATTTCGAGGAATTCCGTGGACCTCAGTATAAGCATTACATGTCTCTCGACCACGGTTTCAATAATCCGACCGCAGTTTTGTGGCATGCGGCTGACACAGATAATCAGGTAGTGACATTTGATGAACACTATGAATCAGGGCGAATTGTCGATTACCACGCGTCCGTCATCAAGGAACGCGAAATTGCACACGGACGCACCCCCGAAGTCAGAATCTGTGACCCAGCACTCGCACAAAAGCAGGGCGTCACGGGAACTTCAATTCAAACTGAGTATGCTATCCGAGGAATTGGGTTGCTGCTTGGG